TGACGTTCACCAGTGGTGCTGGTATGGGTAAGTCCAGCATCATGCGTGAGCTAATGCACCACCTACTGATGAATACCAAAGATAACATTGGTATCTTGGCAATGGAAGAAAGCACACGTAATACAGCCTTTAATATCATGTCAGTGGAGGCCAATGCTAGGCTGTATATTAAAGAAGTACGTGATCAGTATACCAAGGAGCAGCTACGTGTATGGCAGGATAAAACCCTAGGCAGTAAGAGGTTCTTTGCCTTTGATCACTTTGGTTCTATCAGTAACGATGAAATCTTGGGACGTGTTCGTTACATGGCAAAGGCACTAGGAACTAAGTGGGTTATCCTTGACCACCTATCTATCTTGGTATCGGGTCAGGAAGACAACGGCGATGAACGTAAGTCAATTGATATTCTAATGACTAAGCTGCGTTCTCTGGTTGAAGAAACAAACATAGGCTTGCTGCTGGTAAGCCACCTACGTCGGCCAAGCGGTGATCGTGGGCATGAGGATGGACGTGAGGTATCCCTGTCACACCTGCGTGGGTCTGCCAGCATTGCACACCTATCTGACGCAGTGATTGCACTGGAGCGTAACCAACAGGCAGACGATGAGCAAGCAGCCAACACCACCACCATACGTATCTTGAAGAACAGATACACTGGTGACACTGGTGTCGCTTGCTACTTGCACTATGATAAAGATACTGGTAGGATGACCCAGATTGATAACCCTTTTACGGAGAATGAAGAATGAGTAAAGCTTGGAAAGTATATAGTCCTAAATTAAATAAATTTTATAAGAATAAAAACATGCAAGGACTTATTTGGGAAAGAAAAAGTGCTGCTAAAAGATGTAGAACAAGATTTATAAATGAATATAATCTTCCTAACGATGCTTTAGAAATTATTGAATATGATCTATCTGAAACCAAAAGATATAAACACGATCAAATGAACGAGCTATAAAGGAGGATGAGCAGTGGCGCACTCACCAAAAAAACAAAAAAAAGTAATGGTCAAAATACTTATGAAAAACGCTATGAAAAATTATGAGAAACAACAACAGAACAAAGTGGAGAAGAAGAATGACTACAATGGGTAAACGTAAACAATTTGACAGAGCTTTATATCAAGTAGCTGACAGGGATGCCAAGCAAGCTACCCTGAAGTATATTAAAGATATGAACTATACTACTATTGATACTACAGAGAGGAAAGACTTTGATATTATCTGCAAAGCTACAGAAAATATCCACCACCTCTATGAAGTGGAGGTTAAGTATTCTTGGAAGGGAGATTGGAACCCTAGTTGGAAAGAAGTACGTATCCCTTACCGTAAGAACCGCTTGCTTCTTAAGTGGAAAAAGGAATATCCTGATGCACTCTTTACATTTATAGTATGGCGTAACGATTGCAAACAGGCATGGCATATTGATGCTAATATTTTAGTTGACTGCGAAGTCAAAGAGGTATCTAATCGAAACATTAGAGAGGGAGAAAAGTTCTTCCACATTCCAGTGGAGGATGCGTGTCTCATATGCGTGTCTCATTAAGGTATAATGACAACAGCTATAGTTGATATTGAAACAGATAGTTTAAATGCAACAAAGATACATTGTATCGTAGCAAGAAGTTATAAAACTAATAAGGTTAAGGCGTGGGTAGGGCAGGAGTGTTCGGAGTTTGTTAGTTGGTCGCAGCAAATTGATACCTTTATTATGCACAATGGTATCAGCTTCGATGCTCCTGTCCTGAATCGTTTACTTGGATGTAATATAAAGCTTAGTCAGATACGTGATACTCTAATTGAGTCACAGCTTTATAATCCTATACGTGATGGTGGTCACTCTCTTGAAGCTTGGGGTAAGACCCTTGGCTTTGAGAAGGGTGACTTCCATGACTTCGCACACTACTCACCTGAGATGTTGGAGTATTGTAAGCGTGACACAGAGGTGACCCGTCACGTAGCACAGGAGCTAGAGAAAGAAGGTAAACCCTTCAAGCCTAAAGCTTATGAGTTAGAGTGTAAAGTCAGGGCTATCTTAGATAAGCAGAAGAAGAATGGCTTTGCTTTTAAAATAAGAGAAGCTATGATCTTACAGGCTCAGTTGCAAGATGAATTGCATGGACTAGAACGTAAGGCGGAAGAAGACTTTGATCCTACTGAAGTAGTACTAAAGACCAAGACTAAATACATACCCTTCAATATAGCAAGTCGTAAACAAATTGCTGATAGGTTACAAGCAAAGGGTTGGAAGCCCAAGCAAATGACTGATAAAGGTAATATAATTATTAACGAAGCAGTCTTGTCAACGATTGATCTACCAGAGGCCAAGATGTTTAATAGATATTTTCTATTACAGAAACGTACTGGCCTAATAAAATCATGGATCATGGCATGCCAAGAAGATAACAGAGTACGTGGTAGTGTGATGACACTACGTACTATAACAGGAAGGATGGCACATGCATCTCCTAATATGGCACAAGTTCCCGCTGTCTATAGCCCTTACGGTAAAGAATGTAGAGGACTATGGACAGTTGATGATGTATCTAAGTATCGCTTGGTAGGTGTGGATGCCAGTGGTCTTGAGTTAAGATGCTTGGCTCACTACATGGATGACCCTGAGTATACTAACATTGTATTGACGGGTGATGTACACACAGCTAACCAAGAAAGAGCAGGGTTGAAGACACGGGATCAAGCCAAGACATTTATTTATGCATGGCTCTATGGGGCTGGTGCAGCTAAGATTGGTAAGGTAGTGGGTGGCACAGCCAAGCATGGACAACAGTTGATAACTAGGTTCTTGAAGAACATGCCAGCACTTAAAAATCTTAGGATGTGGGTAAGTAAAGAAGCTGCTAGTGGTACAATCCCTGCCTTAGACGGTAGACTACTGCATATTAGATCAGACCACGCAGCATTAAATACTTTACTTCAGGGTGCTGGTGCTATAGTATGTAAGCAGTGGCTTGTTCATATCATGGAACGAGTTATTAAAGCTAAGTTAGATGTAAGATTAGTTGCCTCAATACACGATGAGTATCAGTTTGAGGTAGCTCTACCTGACATAGAAAGATTCTGTAGGCTAACAAAGGAGGCAATGACACAGACAACAACGACACTGAAGATGAAGTGTGAGTTAGACTGTGATTATAAAGTTGGTAAAACATGGGCTGATACACATTAAGTAGTTGACACTCTAAATCAGGTAGTGTATACTGATGGAGTTGTAGTAGTAGACAAACACAATATCAACAGCCACGATGGCGTGGCACTAAACACAAGGAAAATTAATATGGCTATGGCACCTATATATTTAACTGGAATATGTGACTATGCTTCTATCACCAAACCCAATACAAGGTTTGAACATGTTTGGGAAATTGACATACGCCTTGACGATGATACAAAGGCCCTAGTAGAAGGAGTTGGTGCAAAGGTATTATATAAAGAAGATCGTGGTGAGTATGTAAAGTGTAAGCGAAAGACTGAGAATAAGAACGGTCCCACCAAAGCACCTACGGTAGTGGATTCACAAAACAATCCTTGGGATGATAAACTTATTGGTAACGGTAGCTTAGTAAAAGTAAAAGCACTACCCTTCAATTGGAATTTTGCAGGTAAGACAGGCATAAGCCTTGATCTTGATAAGGTTCAAGTCATTGAGTTAGTTCCTTATGGGGATCAGTCCGAAGATTTTGATATTGTTGAAGGCGGTTATGTTAACGAAGCAGCCGCTTCTGAAATGTCAGATGATATTCCTTTCGGCAACTAAGTAAGGTAGGGTGCTGCATCTGAGTGGGTGTGGCACCCTAATTTATTATGAAAAATATTAATACAATAGTAGAAGATATCTATGAGTTATTTAATCTCACACCTATAGAGCGTGATGAGAAAGAAGTAGATGATCTCATAGATAACTTTGGTGAGATGCTTAAAGTTCACATCAAAGACTTTATGTATAGTAAACCAAGAAGCAACGGAAATCTTAGGCTGTCTGCAATAGGAAAGCCTGATAGACAATTATGGTATGATGTTAATACAGAAACGACAGAAGAACAACTACCACCAAGTACACGTATTAAATTTCTATATGGATATATTCTTGAAGAACTTTTACTACTCTGTGCATCCATAGCAGGTCACACAGTAGAGGATCAACAGAAAGAAGTTACAGTAGAGGGAGTACTAGGTCATCAGGATGCAGTTATTGATGGGGTTCTGGTTGATTGTAAGTCTGCTTCTGGGTTCAGCTTTAAAAAGTTTGAGTCTCATACTGTAGCTGACGACGATCCCTTTGGTTATATGGCACAGATATCTGCCTATGCTCAAGCCAATGGTATAGATCAAGCAGCCTTTCTTGTTATAGATAAATCTACTGGTAAGATTTGTTTAACACCAGTACACTCTATGGAGATGGTCAATGCAAGTAGCAGGATTAAGCACCTTAAGGAAGTTGTTAAGGGAAGTGGCGTACCTTCTAAGTGCTATGCTGCTGTTCCTGATGGGAAGTCTGGCAACCTTAAGCTTGCTGTTGGTTGTGTTTATTGTAGACACAAGAGTATGTGTTGGTCTGATGCTAATCAAGGTAAAGGAATACGTACTTTTAAGTATTCAAATGGTACAAGAGAGTTGGTTGAAGTTGTTAAGACGCCTGACGTTGAAGAGGTAACTGCTTAAATGCAGTGGAAATATAGTAAGAAACCTAATCCAAAGAAACACTTTGGGTTTGTCTATCTTATTACAAACAAGAAGACAGGCAAAGCTTATGTAGGTTGCAAGCAGTACTGGCACCCAGTGAAAAGAAAGAAGGGTAGTAGTGCAGCAGCCAAGAGAGAATCTAACTGGCTTATTTACATGGGTTCTTCTAAGTTACTGCTAGAAGATATTAAAAAGTTAGGCAAGAGAAGTTTTAAGTTTGAAATTATAGCTGAGTTTAAAAATAAAAGAAGCCTGAAATACTACGAGCTATACTACCAGATGAAATATAATGTATTGTCTTCTGTCTTAGAAGGTACAGATGAAGCAGCATATTATAATAACTATGTAGGTGGTAAGTTCTATAGGCCAGTACAAGAGTTTGAGGATGAACCAACAAAATATAAATAATATACTAGAGTTACAGGAAGAAAGTAAAAAAGATTCAAACAATATTTTATTCTTATCTGTTATATACCAAGCTCTATTGGATGCAACTAAGTCTAAAAGTATTACTGAATCAAGTAGTATTACATCTCTAAGAAGAGAAGCTACCAATTGGTTCTTCGCTTCTATAGGTGTGACCAGTGAAAACTTTGAGTTTATATGTGACTACGCTGACCTTAATCCTAATAAGGTTAGGGAGTTTGCATCTTATGTTATTAACTCAGACAATAATAAAGAAGTAAGACATAAACTAAATCTTTTACTAAGGAGAAAAGAACTTGAATAAACATTTAAAGAAACTAAAGATGACGTACTTTCAACACTTTGTATTTGCTTTACAGCTTGCTGTTGAAAGCCTCTTGACTGCTGTTGTACTTGTGATACATTCGGTATTCCCCTGTCTGTTTACAGACTACTTCTCAAATTGGATTGAAGCATGCCGTATCAGACTTAAACGCTGAAGGAGTTAAGTAGATGGCTGAAGAAAGAGATCACTATATTTTAAGACGTATTAAAGAAGATAGGAAAGAAGCCGAGCATAAGAGAAAGATTGCTGAAAAAAAGAATGAGGATAAGATTCTTAAAGAAGCTTTAGATATGCAAGTAGGTGGTACTCACTACAAAAATTGTAAGATACAGCCTGTAGAATATATTTATGCCAACAATCTTACCTTTCTTGAAGGGAATGTTATTAAGTATATCACACGTCACAAAACAAAGGGTGATGGCGAAGCTGACATACGTAAAGTAATTCACTACGCACAGATGATACTACAAATGGAATACAGTAAAGGAGACTAACCACATGCCTCAGATGACCCACCTTGGCATCAACATCAACCCCGCACAAGATCACTTGTTCGACGAGCTTGGTATTGCTAGGCTTAAGGAATCTTACATGATGGATAATGAGTTGTCTCCGCAAGAGAGATTTGCTTTTGTATCTAAAACATTTTCTACTGATAACGATCACGCCCAAAGATTGTATGACTATGCTTCTAAGCATTGGCTGTCTTACTCTACTCCTATACTATCTTATGGTAGGTCCAAGCGTGGGCTACCCATCTCGTGTTACCTTAACTACATTGATGACACTGCTGAAGGATTAGTAAACAATCTATCAGAGACTAACTGGCTGTCCATGTATGGTGGTGGTGTAGGTATTGGCTTTGGTATTCGTTCTGCTGATGACAAGTCTACGGGTATGATGCCACACCTGAAGATGTATGATGCCTCTAGCCTAGCCTACCGTCAGGGACGTACACGTAGGGGTAGCTATGCCGCTTACCTAGACATTGATCACCCTGATATTATCTTGTTCTTGGAAATGCGTAAGCCTACTGGTGATCAAAACTTTAGATGCTTGAACCTCCATCATGGTATTAATATTAGCAATAAGTTTATGCAGCTTATTGAAGATTCTATGACTGATCCTAATGTGGATGATAGCTGGCATCTACGTGATCCACATACAAAAGAAATTAAAGAAACTATCTCAGCAAGGGATATGTGGCAGCGTATCTTGGAGATGCGTATGCAAACAGGCGAGCCATACCTACACTTCATTGATACATCTAATGAGAAGATGCCGGTATGGTTGAAGCAGCTTGGCTTAGAGATTAATCAGTCTAACTTATGCTCAGAGATTATACTACCAACTAATAAAGAGCGTACTGCTGTATGCTGCTTGTCTTCTCTTAACTTAGAATACTTTGATGAGTGGTCTAAGGATAAGGGCTTTCTTAAAGATGTGCTGGAGATGTTAGATAATACTCTGAGTAAGTTTATTGAGGATGCTCCTGATAGTATTAGCCGTGCTAAATATTCAGCAATGCGTGAACGTAGTGTAGGTGTTGGAGCATTAGGTTTTCATGCTTACCTACAGAAGAAGGGGATGGTATTTGAATCTGCCTTGGCTAAGTCTTCAAACATGAAAATGTTTAGACACATTAGATCAGGGCTTGACTCAGCCAACCTTGAGCTTGGACGTGAGAGAGGTGAAGCTCCTGATGCCAAAGGTACTGGACTAAGGTGTAGTCATGTCATGGCTATTGCACCTAATGCTTCTTCCTCTATTATCATGGGTAATACTTCTCCATCTATTGAACCGTGGAGAGCTAACGCTTACAGACAGGATACCTTAAGTGGATCATTTCTAAACAAGAATAAATTCTTAGATAAACTTATTAAAGATAAGTGCGAAGAGAATACTACCTTAAACTATGAACGCATCTGGTCATCAATCATTGCTAACGATGGTTCAGTGCAGCACCTACGCTGCTTGAACGACCAAGAGAAAGAGATATACAAGACTTCTATGGAGATTGATCAGCGGTGGGTGATTGAACATGCTGCTGATAGGCAGGAATACATTGATCAGTCTCAGTCACTCAATGTTTTCTTTAGGCCAGATGCAAACATCACCTACCTACATGCTGTACACTTCATGGCATGGAAGAAGGGGGTCAAGACTATGTACTACTGCCGCTCTGAAAAGATTGGTAAGGCTGACAAGGTATCCCGTAAGATTGAACGGGAGATTATACAGGAGATTGATATGGAAGCACTTGCTTCTGGTGAGGAGTGCTTGGCCTGTGAAGGTTAGCATGATATACAAGTGGTACTGTCACCTAAGATCAAGAGGATATGGAATTTTAACTAGCATCTCCTGTGCTATGTGGAACAGTCACTATCCTTTTGATCACGAAGACGGCATACCAAGGCAGTGGAAAGACAACAGAGGAAAGAGACCATACTATGACCAGTAAACTAAAGCTTCAAGATAGACGTGACTACTTCAAACCGTTCCACTACCCGTGGGCCTATGATCTGTGGTTGAAACATGAACAGTCTCACTGGCTGCACACTGAAGTACCCATGATGGAAGACATTAAAGACTGGAAGAATACTCTCTCTACTGAAGAGAAGTATTTCTTAACCAATATCTTTAGGTTCTTTACGCAGTCTGACATTGATGTAGCTGGTGGATACATTGATAACTACCTACCTAACTTCCCACAGCCTGAAGTACGCATGATGTTGTCAGGCTTTGCTGCTAGAGAAGCACTACACATTGCAGCCTACTCACACTTAATTGAGTCACTGGGTATGCCTGACTCTACATACAATGAGTTCTTGGAATACGATGCCATGCGTGAGAAGCATGAGTACTTCATGGCTAATGTAAACAATAAGAAAATATCTCTGCCTATTAAGATAG